TTTATTGATATTAAGTCGGTGGGAAGAATTCTTTGACAAACTCATAATGGATTCCATTTTGTATTGAACATTATTTTCAACATCCCTAATCGGCGGCGTCGCCATCCAATCGTTGACTTTATCCATTTTTAAAGGTTCAAAACTATTTTCCTTTATCATTTTTATTTTTTTTTCCAACAATGCGAGTATTTCATTCATAGATTTGTTGTCAAACTCCATAATCATTTGATTAATAATCGTATTTGCGAGTTCAACACCAACTGTATTGTCTATGATATAAGACAACGGATTCAAGTCTTTATTTTTTTTGATTTTGTAAATATTGAAATCAATTATATTCCCAATATAAGGTTGATAAGAGCGTTGAATCAAATTATGTGCTGAAAAATTACGCGTTTTAATCATTCTATAATTTTTCATAGACGTAAATATATCATTCTCGTAATGAGGTTTCATACGTCCTCCAGAATATCTTGCTGTATCTCTTATTTCACCTATTTTCAATTGTGGTGAATTCTTCATAAAATTTTGTATATCAAAAAAACAATTCATTATTGGATTATATATTCTTATCAAGAGTTGTAAAGATTTATTATGGGTATTTGTTATATCGTTTCCCCTTTTGTATAATGCAATATCGGGCATCATGCCTGGTATTTTTGACTTTTCCATTTGAACGATTAGATTATGCTTATGATTTTTAAATTCCTTCTCATAAAATGCTTTGGTTATATTCATATAAATAAAGTCTTCTGTAAACAATTCTTTACAATTCATACAACGTGGTTCTGTTTTACTCAAAATGAAATATTTGAGACATGTTTTACAGCTCTTGTATTTACAATATTCGCATGCTACAGTCTGACCTTCGGATACATGGTCGTCTCCACAAATACCGCATTCTGAATAAACACGGTGTTTCTTGTTTGGGTTTCTTTTTCTGCCTCGTTTCTTTTTAACCTTTGGCTTTGGTTTTGTTTCTTCTACTTTTTCATTCTTCGGTTCATTTTTTTGTTTTTCTTTTAGTTCTTTTTCCCTTTGTTCTTTTTCCCTTTGTTCCTTTTCCCTTTGTTCTTTTTCCCTTTGTTCCTGTTTTTCTCTCTCCATTTCTAAAGTTTGAACGAAATAACATAATTCCGAACTCATTCTTGCATTATATTAAAAAATACTTTTTAATACAATAAAATTTAATTCTTTACTATTATTGGTGTCTGATATCAAACGCACTTCATTTAAATTCATTTTTTATGTTTATTATTGTTGATTGATTGGTTGATTGATTGGTTGATTGTTGATTTGTTGACATTATTTTAATCTTTTTAATAGTCTATGAGTACTATGCCAATGTAACATTTTTCCATTTTCATCTTGCTTTTCCATTATATGCTTTTTCAAGAATTTTTTCGTTATACCAGTAAATATTTCATATATCAACATTGCATTGTTATCAGCGTCAAGGCTATTGAAGCGTATGAATTCCACGGTTAGACCATGTACCACACTACATTTTACTAGCTCCTGATTCCCATAAGCGATTATATTATTAACGCGTTCATATAAAGTATTTAGTTTTAAGAAATCAATTTGTTTCGGGTTATCGCTTTCGGGTTCTGGCAAAATATTAAAGACTTCGCGGACACATTCATTTAATACTGCTGATAACATTTCATAGATATCCAGCATGTTTTGTGTTTTCTCGCGTTTAACTTTTGAGGATGTGATTGCTTTCACATAGTCTTTTTCTTTCATTTTTTTAAGAGTATATAAGACTGTCTCTTTTTTAAAAGAGAGTTCGTTCTGCATTTCACGTCTTAGCCGCGCTAATAAACTATGTTGTATATGTGATGCGATGCGAAAAACATTTAACCAAAAATCTGAAAACCATGTGTAATAAGATTCGCCGGGTTCCTCATCGTTTCCGAAAATATATTTGATTTTTTCATTATTTTCCCAATTCGAATAACACCCGCTTTTTAAATACGGGTTTCGATTGATTTTTCGAACATATTGTCTTATTTCTGGTATGCCACCACATAATATTTCAGTTGGAGCTCGTCTCGTGGCACGTTCATCATTATTTTGTTTCAACCATTCAAAATAGTGTGGATTATGTATCCGTCCTTTAATTATTGTGCCAGTATTCCAACTAAATGGAATATTACATTCCGTACACCACATTTGGTCACAACCTTCAATTTTATAAATACGTGCGGAACATTTGGGACAAGGCTTAGTTTCTTTACGAATCATTTTTGCTGATGCCAGAGTGTTTTCATCACAAACATGTTCTTTCAATTTTTCGTCGCCTTCATGACCTATAATGTCCATACATTTATTACATACGACCGCGTGGCACAGTTTACATGTCATGTTATCGTCAAGCATACCCATGCAATTATCGGCAGGACATTTGGTTACATAATTGAATTTATTATTTGATTTTTGCTCGGTAACTCGTCTTCGAATGTCATTTTTCAAATATTCGTATGGTTCCATATTTTGGTAAATAAGATAGCCTCTCTCACAATTATAAATACGATCTTTTATCCTTTTAACAATTTTATGTAATATATGACACAAAATTACCCTTTTATAACAAATATAATATTGTTCCAAGGAAAGATGTTGAAACAAAGATTCTCGAAATGATAAAGAGGTAAATTCATTGACTGATGCGGTTTTCACGATTATTTTGGACCAATCATTGGGACTTTCAAGAGCATAGCCATCGATTTCATTCTTTTCCAAACGGTCCACAATTTTTTCAATACTCTCTAGAGTGTCATAAATATTTAGATCTTTGATTTCATCGGAGAAAGCGTTCATAAAGGACATGACTTCTTTTTCGCACAATGTTCCCCCCGTCAAATCCTTGAAAGGCATATAGGGTTTTAAATCAAAATGGATGGGAAATTGATAACGATTGGATAGATTGATAAATATTTGAACAACGGAGTAATTTAATTTATGTCCATGTAAAAACTGAGAATTCCAAGAATATCTCATCTTTTGTAAGTTTTGTCCCTTCATTCTCAAAACATTATAAAGGCAAAATAATTCTCGGTCATTTACAGAACGAATACATCTATTTTTCAATATCTTAGTTGTAATATAACATGAATGATGCTTTGTATTACAATGGTAAATCTCACACTGCGAAAGCAATGTATGATAAATTAGTTTATTTATACAACCATTTATACGTTGTTTAATTGTTCCCATGACTAAATCCAGACCTTTTTTGTACATGGCAATATCGTCCATCATTCCGGGAATTTTGGCTTTTTCAACGTCTACCCATACCTTACTTTTATGTTCTCTGTAATCTTTTTGTAAGAACTTTTTAGTAATTTTCATCATCATCGTGCACTCGCTTATCAGCGCATTACAAGAAGGATTTATACATCTCGGTTCAGGTTCATCAATGATATACGTTTTCAAACATTTTTTACATGTTTCGAAATTACATTTATCGCATTTTACTTGTTGCGAAGGTGGTACATTTTCACAACAAATGGGACATTCAATGTGTGGTTTCTTTTTTTTGGATTTTTTTTTTGCTTTGGCTTTTCCCTTCGCCTTCTCCTTCGCCTTCTCCTTCGCCTTCTCCTTATCCTTACTTTGGTTTTTAACCTTTATCCCAGTATCCGGTTCTCGTTTCAAGAGATGAAACATAATGAGATATATTAGGTAAAAGAGATACAAAAGAGATTGTAAATGATTTGTATTGGGTTTATATTTTAACGGGTTTATAGTTCAAATATAAAAAAAAATTACTTCGATTTGGCATTGGACGATTTGGTATTATTTCTTGTAATAATTTCATTAATGGTTTTTTCTTGTTCTGATTTTTTATTTTTTTTCTTTGTTTTTTCATCGGTAACTTTTGGTAAGCCAAGTCCTAATTCCAAATCCATGGTAGGAGAAACGGAAGGCGATACATTATTGGAATTGGGTAACGACTGAGTAATAGATTTATCATTTTTGGTATTTTGCACGAGACTGGTCATAGCATTACGGTCTCTCAACTTTGTCATAATATTTTCAATATCAACTTGTCCTTCGCCGTTAATTTCGCCATGCAGTATTTTACGAATAACGATGGGGTCAACATCATCCTCAAGATTTTCAATAACTTCTTGTTCTGTGGGTTCCCTACCCTTCACGGACAAGAATTTTTTCTTAAATTTATCAACCTTATTCATTTCAAATTCATATTGAGGATTTTCATCTTTTTCTCTTTGAATCATTTCAATCATTCCTTCAGTAGTGATAAAATCGACACCTTCAACCATTTTATACTTTTGGTCTTCAGTACTAATAAGTACATCACAAACTTCAGGTTTATAAATTCTTTCTCTCAATGCCTTAATATTTTTCAAGCGTTCTTTATATTCTTCAGTATTTTCTTGTCTTTTGACGCAACACAATTTATCACATAAAGCCTTACAGCTGGTACAACATTCTTTGGATTCTTCACTCATGAATTCTTGTTTGAAATTTTGTATGATATCGTTAGGTATATCGGGGGAAGTTTCCATCAAACGGTCATACTCATCTTTGTTAATACGGAGCATTTTACTTACATGAGTTCGTTCGATAGGTCTTCTGGCAAGTTCAACGCGTATATTACGATAAAATTTAGACCAACCAACCGAAGAAACACGATGTGATTCATTGAGTTCAACATATTTAAAATATTGATGAATGGTGGTAATGATGCCAGCCATAATATTCAGAGACCCGATACCAGTGGAAACCCAACCCCGATAATCTGCGGGAAACTTTTCTTGTGCGAAATTCATAGTACCAGTAACAGTACTGATAATAATAACAGGTATGGTAAACCAAAGATTAATATAACTGTATTTTTGATTAGATTTGGAGTGGAGCCAATGATAACACATGGCTTTATCGGCCCATTCAACAAGAATTTTTTCATGTTCGGCACCCCAAACAATATTCTCATCTTTTTTATTTTTTTTATCTTTATTTTTCTTTTTATTGTTTAAATCATCGCCATCTTTATTTTTATTTGTATTACTGCTGGAAACAGCGCTATTGGTATCAACCGATTTACTATTTGATACAGCTATATCACTCATTAATATAATATATTCGCATTTATTTAATTGCTTAACACAAAACTTTTTAACCATCGATAACTCTCAAATATTTTTTTCTAAAAAGTTTATAATGACAACAAAAATACTAAGTAATAAATTACCCGATATAAGTGATCTAAATATAGACGATATACAATCATACAAACAAAAATTTCAATCATTGGTTGAAAGCAAGGGCAAGATAAGTAAAAAATTCGAAACAATAAAGGCAAGGCTGAAAACATTGAAACAGATATACAATGATTTAGTAGTTAACAATAACAACGAGTTGGCATTATTTGGTTTGGATACATTTTTCTTTCAGAACAGTTTAATACAGAATGATTTTCAAAATATCGAGAAAGATTTCAAATTAATTAACAATCGTGTCTACTGCGATTTTTACAAGTTACAAAGGCTAATGTGCAATTATATAAGAAAAAGCATAAAATGTGACCAAGTATATTACGAGAGGAAATTCAATAAATTTTTAGAGATTAAATTTCCAAGATACAACGATGTCGAACCAATGAAGAATTATGACATAAAAATCATCAAGGGTGTCTTCGATAACATCTGTGGGGTAATTATGTCTTTAAGTGGTTTAATCCGTAAAAACAATCATGAGTTGTCAGAACTTAAAGAAAAAGAAAAAACAGGTCTAGAAATCCATAATTTCGTGATGACGTTATTACACCAAAATACATTGATAATAGAACAGACGCGGTTGTACAAAAAGTATATGTTGTTCTTTCTCGATTTACATGAGAAATATTTCAATCGTCTGCAAGGCAAACTAGCTTATATGCGTACTCAGATGAACATGGATATTCGTTTCAAGAATATGGGAAATTTATCTTTGGACGATGAATTTGAAGAAAAAGAGGATGATTGTGACGATGATTTGGAGTATATTTTAATGATGCTTCCCGAAAACATCAATAAAAAGATAATGAGTAAGTATTTCAAAAATTATATGGTGTTAAATGAAAAAAATGAAAAAATTCCCGATGAAGAAGAGACTGAAAATATTGATGTAAGTGGTAACAAAAAATGATTATATTCAAAACAATTAAACTCTTTTTTGCTTTGACGGTTTTTCTTTTTCATAATGCCGGGCATTATGAAAGAGAAAAGAGTCGTTAGTCGTACACACATTCCAACGTAAGAGCAAGAGAATAATCCATGTTGTCCAAATCTAACACTCTCCCGTGATTATCCAACAATTGAATATGTAACTTGTGAATATCTACCGGTCCCAAATATTTTCTTACTTTTGTATTAGTGTGTTCTATATTAGAACATTCATAATACGTTGTCTCATCCGAACCACTTCCATAAGTTCGCGGTATAATTCTCCCCATAATATTATTGTTCAAAGGTTGGTTATTAAATGCTGGCACCACCGTTGAATTAACTATGTTACGATTATAGTCATCAATCATGATATACATATATTTGAGTAAAGCCGAGTCATAAGAACCTTCCGATACCAAAGGCGTGTCTTTGACCAAAACATATGTTTCTTTACGGAATCCTAAAATCCATCCAAGTGTCTGATTTTGCGGCACATTTATATTAGGTCTAAAATTCAAGGTACGATTAGAACTGCTCACGTTGGTAAATGTGACTTTACCCGATGTATTATTAATAGAAAC